GTCTTGCTTTACCAGTTTTAGTAGAAGTATTTGTTAGCATACAATTAAGACCATTCTTGCCAATGCAATTAAATAATTCTTGATAGTATCTTTCTTTTTCATTTAATTCAGATTTATCACATTCTAAAACAATTTCAAATAAATGATTCTGCCAACCATATTTTAATATGGATTTAAGTAATATTGGTTGAGTAATGCATTTTGCATTTTTGTACTTACTAATTCTTGATAATATATTTACACTTTGACCTATGTAAATTTTACCACTTGGACTTGTAATCTTATATATTCCTACCATAATTAAAAAACCCAACTAAAAGTGATGCAAGGCACTGATAATTGGGAATTTTGTTTAAATTGTTATATCGCTTGCATTCGATGATGCAAATATACGAAATATTTATTTAATATAACAAATTTATTTCTTCTTAGCTTTCATTTTAGCTTTTCGAGCTACACTAAGAGCAATTGCAATTGATTGCTTTTGACTTTTACCACGTTTCATTTCAGTTCTAATATTAGAACTCACGCTTTTCTTGCTGTAACCTTTCTTTAGCGGCATCTTCTTCTTAATTTATTAAAGTAAACTTTATTTTGATACTCTAAAAGTTCATTTCGCAATTCGTTTGACGCTTCCTTTTTTAACGCTTCTACTTTAGATTTGTCAACGAATAAAGAAAAGAACCATTCAATTAGCTTTCTCATATCTTCAATGTTCCGTTGGAAATACGTTTAGCCATTTCGCTATTCTGTTTACTTGCATCCCATCCTTGTCTTTCAGACTCCTTCATAAATGCTTCAAAACTTCCAGCTTTACCTTCTCCAGTATCATCTCCTTTTCCAGCTCCTCCTTCAACTTTAGCTAAATATGGTGTTGAAAATGTAGTTACCCAATCCTTAACTGTTATTGGAGAATAGTTTGCATCTTTTAAAATGTTTCCATTTGAATCTTTTACTACAACATTACCATCTTCTTTTTCAAATGAAAATCCTTTTTCTTTTGCTTCAGTAAAGATTGTAGATTTAGACACCAATACATTGTCAGGAATATGCTTTGTAAATTCATTCTTAATTTCGCTTAATAGATTTGTTTTCTCTATATGCGTTTTGAACGAATTAAATTCTGCATCTTTTTCGTTTAACTTAGAAACCAATCCATCAAACTCTGATTTCACTTTAAACTTTTCATCAGGCTCAATTTTATTTTCTGATTCAGTTTTTGCTTTAATAGCATTTACCAAATTCTCCATTGTCTTGCCTTGAAAATCTAATCCAAGATTGTTTCTCTGCTCTTTTACAGCTATTTCAATAGCCATAGTTGCTGAATCTTTCTTGATGTTTGCAATTCGCTCCTCATAAGCAGTTTTGCTCAAGAATACTTTTTCTGATAAATCTACTGAAAATGCTTCTTCACTATTTATCATTTCAATTAACCTACCACTTTCAATTCCTAATGTGGTTTCGATTTCTGCGATGTTCTCTAACGCCATAAATTATTTTTTAAGTTTAGCAATTTCTTCGGTTAGTTTATTCACTCCCCAAATAGGCTTTGCTTTTTCTCCTGATAACAATTCGTATTCTGTAACCAAATCATCTTTGCTTGGCTCTTGAACTTCTAAGAAATCTTTTCCTTCTAAATGTAATTTAGTAAGTTTCTCATCTTTCTCATACCACAACCCATTAATCTTGCAATTGTCATTTGTTGTTTCTGCAAAAGTAATGTGTACTAAATGTGGAGGTCTTTCTACTGATAATTTGTAGGCAGAGTTAAATCCATTTCCTTCTCTACCCAATCTGTGTAATACATAAACTGCAACTTGGCTCATATAATTTATTATTTAGTTATTGGTGCAACTGGCGGTGCTACAACCTTTTTATTTAATTCAAACCAACTGTTAAATTCAGTAGTCAATACTTCTTCTGACTTGCTATAATCAACGACTGATTGCCACCATTTTTGATATAATACTTTTCTTTGTGCTTCTTCGTTTCCAAAGATACTTAAAACTGTTTGTAAAGGTAAGTGTAAATATGGTTCGATTCGCATTTTTAACAAATTAATTTGCAAATCAATTGGATTGTTTCTATATTTTGCCGATAAATACTCACTAAACAACTTATCCAACACCACACTATTTTCTTCAGCCTTAACTGACATCTCATATCTTTCCAATAGTGTGTCATAACCTTCAACAATATATCTACGACCTAAATTAATAGTTATTCTACTTTCATTTCTATTTTTACCTAAGTCATAAAAGTTTAATATCCATTCGCAGAATTTCCACTCTACATATTCTATGAAGTCAGCATATTTGTTAAGTTGATTTTCTAATGGTTGTTTGTTGTAGATTATTTCAGTAGCAGTTTTCTCTACATTGCTTACATTCTGAATACCGTAACTTGTTCCCCAATGTGTTTTATACATCTTCTCCTCAAGTATATTCAATTCTTCGCTGTACTGTTTCCAAACATCTAAGTCAGGAGATATAAATCCTGCAATGTTTGGTGCGATAACAGGTGTATCTCTATCGTCAGGGATTGGAAGTTCAACAACTCCTGTTACATCGCTTTTACCCATCATTTTACCGTGACCATCACAAGTAGTACAAGTTTCTTCCTCTACTTTACCTGTTCCTCCGCAATCACCACAATACTGAACGTATTTCCAAAAGATTGGATTGGCTTTATATATTTTATACAAAGTAAGGAAAGATTGGTCACGAGCATATTCTTTTGATATGTCGATAATGTTGTCAATCGCTGACAATCTCTCCTCCTCTGCTGGTATCTGTATGTTTGAACAAATAAGTGCAGGAACTTGACCAAATGGATGTGTAAATGTTAATTCAGCAATAATATTGAACTCACTACCCACTTGCTCAAATGTTCTGTCTGTCAAATCATCAACTACTCTCCAAAACTGTCTGTTGTCTAATCTCTTTGGTTCAAAGATAACATACTCTACCATTTGTCCTCTTGACTCGTAATAACGAATGCTATCTATGGATTTGTAGGTTGGGTAAATGTCAATCTCAGGCTCGGTAGTATATTCCAAGAACATCAAACCATTCGGGTCTGTGTTCATTAATTTAATTGCGTAGTCTTGCACCCATTCTGTTAAAGATTTGCCATCTCTAATACTCGCAATTTTATTTAAGAAGTCTGCTTTAATCGTAGGATTTAAAATATCGTAGTCTTTAATTCCACCAGTAGCATAATAAATATTATCAATAGGCTGAAATATCCTTCCGAATAAATCTTTGATGCTTCGTGAGTATTTTCTTCTCGCTTCTGCTTTTACAGTACTTTCAATTCCTTCGATGTTCTCTATAAGTTCGTCTATGAAATCATCTCCATTTACTAACGCTTTAAGTTCATCAGAACATTCACGCATCTCAACAAATTCTTCATTGATTTTAAGATTACTCTTAATAGCCGATATGGCTTCTTCGTTGTTTTTAAATATCATAGTTATTTATTTACCAAATTATTCGTAATCTCGGTTTACCTTTCAACTCAAAGAAAAATCGGAGCATTAAAGAGTCGGCAAAATCAGGAGAGCGACCTATTCTTTTCTTTATTTCTTCCTTTTTCTCTAACGCTATTTTTCCATCATCTTGAAATGGAAGTCTATTTATCTGCTCCAATTCCTCAATTATTTGCTTTCTGTATTTATCTTCTTGAATAAATATCTTAGAATCTTTAACCGCTTCTGCAAAATACCAGTAACATTGTGCCTTTAAATTCTTAAAGTTCTCTGTCTTACCGTGCATTTTTATTGGCTTACCATTATTATTAAATGGAGTTGCTCCTACTAAATTACCTAACTTTGTTGATGCTCTTGTAAATGTCTGCAATCCATCAGCATCATATATCACATTTTTAAGCGGTACTCTATTCTCTATGCGTAACTCATTTATCTTCTTACTCACCATTGTATCGTCAATCTTATCAATGGCAATTATCTTTATAGCTACAAATCCTGCCCAAACTACAATAACAAACTTATCCGAACCTGTATATGCAATATCACAAGTCATATATCTATCTTGAGTAGGCTTCACAAACTCATTGGTGTATAATCCAAGTATGTCTGAATACTCAAACATTGCATAAGGATTATCATCAAACTCCCAATTCCCATACACAAGCCTTTGAACCTCATTGTGACTTAATATCTTCATCAAGTTAGGAACGTAATCAACTGGCAATGTCTTATTATCTGTTGGCAATGCTTGAATGAACTTCATATGACTTGGCAACGTACCTTCTATATTCGGTTTATAGTAATCTTTATACAAATAATTCTTGCTCGGATTACAAGTCTGTAATAGTTTTGGTGTCAAATTGTATTCTTTGTTCATCCATCTGCCAATAGATGCCTGTAAATTATTCTTGCATTCTATATCAAACTCCCCAGCTTCTTCGATAAATCCACGAGTCATCTGCATCGAACCAAATCTCATATAATTCGGGTCACTTGGTAAATACTTTGCGTCAATCAAAAATATTTTAGAACCATTGTAAAATTTGAAGTAATTATCTTGCCCGTTAAAGCTATAATATTCCTCACCTATTCCCCAAATCGACATAACCTCTTGAATTGAAGGTGTTGTAAATTTACGCAAATCTGATAACGTTTTTCTCGCTATAAAATAATGCGTTTTTGGGTACATTAGTGCATCTGCACATATCAAAGAACATCCTATAAAACTCTTGCCGCTTCCTTTACTTCCTCCGAAAACTATATCTATTGTATCTTTATCAGTCCACGCTTTTATAGCTTCTAACTGTTTAAGATTTCCTTTTACATTTATGCTAAGACTTTTACTCAACTACTTCATCCTCTTGGTTAATAATCTGCATTCCTACAATTGGAACTATCTTCAACTTATCTCCTCCTGAAGTTATATCAAGTTTTTCGCTATATTTCTTAGGGTTCATTCTCCCCAATACCCATTTACGAGTATCAAGTTGCAATCTTGACCTATTCACAGCTACCATACTCTGTTGTCTGTTTCCATTAACATCGTAATAGTAATCTTTACTACCATCGTCAGCAAGTTCCAACATATCATCAAAGATACCATCAGCTCTTACTTCAGTAGCTTTCTTATATAATTCTATTCTTTCGGGATTTTCGTTTAACCAGTTGTAGAAAGTAGCTCTTGATATTGGGTAAGTATCGTCATCTAATATGTTCTTTAATGAACGACCCAATTCTATCTGTTGGATTATATCCAAAAATACTTTATCTCTTTCCATTCTTATAAATTATAATAATTGCTACAAAGTTACAAAATTAATTA